GTGTCTGTAGCGAAACACTCACAGAATCAGCGTAACCACGGTTTATCCGAATGATGTTGTTCTCAAACACAAACACATCAGTGTTTTCTGGTTTTGCAGTAACCGTGAACAACGGAGAAGCAGTGGTGTTCGTGGGATTTGGATTGAACGAGGTAGTGAATTTCACTGTTCCATTTGTGTAATCTACCGTCCCGATGCCAGAATAAACAACCGTCTGAACACCATTTGCATCAGTGGTTACGATGTTGAGTTTTCCGTATCCATCGTCAGCAGCGGTAGCATTCGTAACAAGCACTCCATCTTTCGTGTAGTGCGAAAACGCAGTGGTGGTTACCACACTAGAGTGACCATCGTGTGGATGATAGAACGGATTCTTGAAGTCTAGAGCCAATCCTTTAGAGTTCACAAGTTTGCTCAAGTTAGTGGTCTTGCGTAGCAGTATGCTTGTCTGGTTTCCAAGAATTGCCGAGTTCAGGGAGTTGATTCCCTGTGTGAGTTTGGACAGATAAAAGTTAGATCCGAAATTCTCAAGAAGGCTTGTGGAATATGTGTAGATGTATGCAACCACAAGTGCCTTCAGCGTTCCAACACCAATAGTGGTAACGGACGGATCATATGTGACAAGAGAATCAACCACAAGATCAATGTAATCGGGATCAACGATCTCGGGAGTCACGGTAACAACGGAACGATTTTCTCGTAGTGTTCTTGACAGGCTGATCTTTTCTTCTGTTGTCAAAGCAGTTCCCGTTCTAGGCTTGACCGCAATAAACACTTTACCGTATTGCGGAGGATTCACGGTTTCACCGCCATACACATAAACAGAATCCGCAGCAGGATAGTCCTTCAATACGGCTGCACTGTAATCGTCTTCGGTGACTGCGCGAGACTGCGACTGATAGAAACGGGGAGCCAAGAACTTGATTTTGGCTACGCTTTCTTCCAGAGTTCCACCAGAAGAAGGACTATCCACGGTAATCGCACCCAATCCAGCAATGGATGTGGAGAAACGGCTTATTGCATTTCCCGCATCTCCATTTGTTTCCAAGTACTCAACCACCACAATGTTTCCTGCATCGGGTTGCGGTCCATGGAATCCATCGCCAAAAAACAGTTCATACATTCCCGTCTCGCGCTCTTGCAGAAAGAACACCTTTGATGTCGGGGTGAGGTCAATATAGGAATCGGAATATGTCCACACATCATCCAATCCAGTGTTGTCCGTGGCTGATCTTTTTACCCGCACCTTGATGGTACTGGTGTCAATCTTGTCGTTAGGAATAAGAAGAACTGATGCTGTCTTCTTGTTTGGGTCATAGGCGTAACTCATGCGCCGAAGAGTGCCTTCATACACTTCTATCTCTTCAAAACTCTGTGTGGCGGAATTTGCGTAAACAGTATCAAGCACAACAAATCGGTATTGTGTTCCCGCAAGATCGGTTCCAACGAATTCTGAACCTCTAGCCAAGTAAGTATTTTCCGATGCTCCTGGTGCAGCAACCGTCAGCACAGCCTTTGCAGCACGGCGAGAGGTGGGAACATACCCAAGTGTCTTGGCGTGAGAAACAACAGATGGGCGCAACACTGCGCTATCCAAGAACATTTCATTAGCCACCATGTTTGCGTAGAACGCCTGATAGTGGGTGTTGTAAGCCAGAACATCAAGCACCGTAGACAGCACCGAACCGTCAAAGTTATAATCCTTCAGCGTATCCTGTGACTGCAAGAACGCCTGCAAAGATGCCTTTGCTTCGTCAAAATCAAGTCCAATGATATTGAAGTTGTTCGTGTTAGCCATCAGCGTACCCTTTCTAGCACAACTGTTATCTTGTCTGTTTTGCCTATTGCCAACACAGAGTATTCCACATTGACGGTGTATTGATTTTGGTCTGCATCCGCAATCACATCAACAAAAACACCACCGATTCGGGGTTCGTGGCGATTTATCGTGTACAAGATGCGGTCGCGGATTTCCATTGTCGTGATCGCGTCAATGGGTTCAAACAACAGCGGGCGAAGCGATCCACCTATCACTGGCTGAAACAGCCGTTCACCAAAAGCGGTTGCCATCAAATTACGGAGAGAAGTTCGTATAGCGGAATCATCACGAAGCAACAACAAGTCATTGTTCTTGGGATTGCGAGTAAATTTCGGATCAATATCCGAAAATACTGGAGTGGTGCTGTTACTAGTGATTCGTAGTGCCATTACTTTCGTTCTGTTTTGTAGGACAAATGCGTGTTTATTGTGTATACACTTTCTGAAATGACCTTCTCCAAGTTTTCCTCAGTGATTCCTTCTGCTTCAATCTCATCCAACTGACTGGTTTCACACCAGTGGCAGCACACAAAACCAAGTGGTGTCAGTCCGTCCAAACATCTCAGGGGTGTAATGCTAAAGTATTCTACGCTATTTATCTCAAGTCCAGAACGAAACGCAGATGGCGAAAGGCTGCCTACCGAAATAATCTTGCTTGATGAATCGTCCATGATACGAACAATATCCACGCATCTACTGAGCAGAACATCCTGTGATTCCAATATCATGCTTGTGACTCCTGCCGCACAAGACTCATGTGTAACAGAGAATCGTTTGATTGATGTGCCGTCCGCGAAAGAGCCACCGTTGTGAAACTGAAAAACCAGACACCTAGACGCACGAATGGTCAATCTCATCTCTGTCAGTAGTTCGTGTATCTGACTATGGTACTGAACAAACCGCTTTTCTTTGATTTTGTTCTGCTTTAGTAAAATATTCTTCTTGCGGATTGCTCCCATCACACCCAATCCCAGACCAACAACAAAAACACCAACCGCTTCCCCGATGGTCTGCAAGTTGTCTTTGATCGTTGTGAAATATTCTGCAACCGTGTTCATCTCGTGCTTGTACCTCCTCCAACGCCTCCTAGTCCCGCTCCCTCAACGGTATTAATGAACTCGGGACTTATGAGATTTGCGTTCATGGTGCCACCTAGTTTAAAGCACGGATCAGTGCTTGCCTGATTCACCAAGTTCATAAGAGAACTGATATCGGTGTACTTGCGTATGAAATCAATAGCCTGTTGCTGCATTCCCGCAGCCTCGTTGATCACCCCATTAAGAGCGTTGTTCACGCCGTCCAATGCCTTGAACGCTTCGTCCAGACCAGACTGCAAATTCTTTACAGCGTTTGCTAGGTCAGTTCCTGCTCCATCCGTGAACTTGTTCAATACCTTTTCAAGATCAATATTTGCATTTACCGCGTAATTGATCTGAAACTGTCCGTTCTCGTTTATAACACTAAGACCAACACCAACATCTAGTCCCTCAATACCAAGAGCGCAGGCAAGATCGGCATAGAGACTCAAAGAACTGATGATGCTTGTCAGACCACGAACAGTAGTGAACTTGTTGCACTCCCGCTCAAACGCATTCACGATTGCTTCCTGACTGTCTATTGCATTTTTGATTCGCGTCAAAGAGGGAAGAGCAGTTCCAAGAAGTCCACCAGGATCTGTCACTGGATTTTGTGCGGCAAGAATAAGACTTTCAATTCGCGCACTATTGGCTCCACCGAGTTGTCTGGCTATACCAATAGCCGCCGCGTTTGGATTCTTCAACATCTCGTTGGTGAGTCCAAAATTCAATACGCCAGCCTCGCCTTCACTCACCTTGTTCTTGCATGGACACTCTTGTGGTTGCTCGTCTGCCATGTGTTATCCTATGAAAAAATTACCCGATCCTGTTGGTGGATGACCACAACTTGCTTGACTAGCCACAGTGCATACAGGTCTTCCACCCACAACAAAAGATGAATTCCCCTGTACCATTACCGCATTGTCGTGTTCGTTGTTACCGTGATCTTCTACAGGATTTCCTTCAACTGATACTGCAAACCCATCAACAAAAAAGTACGGGTTGCCTTCAAGTATCATGCCCCCCGCAGTATCTATGTTGGCTCTGCAAACTCCAAATCCTGCCATGACTGCTCCTTAAGAATAGGAACCACCATCAACTTGATCCTGTGTGCCGATCCCATCACCAAGCACCACAAATCCAGAATTGGTATCTTCAGGAATGTATCCTTTGGTTGTTTCAACATTGCAAACATAAGATATCCCGTTGCGCTCAACAACATCTCCATACACATACACCGTGTATTCAGATGTGCCTTCCACATACTTGCGATGTTTTCCTCGGTAGTTCATCAGCCACCACCCTTCACATCTACTCGCTTGGGCTTCAGCACAGGCTCGCCAGAGTTGACCTCTATGCGCTTGCCCTGCTGCATGACCATGACATTGCTATCGGTGATGAACGATATGGTGCGTCCCGAGAATCCAATGTCTCCGTCCGCATAGAACTCAATGGTTTTTCCTGATGCTTTCAGACTGCCTTCAATCTGAAGATTCACATTGTCAGAGGCAAGAATGTTGGTGTTGCCGTTGATCTGTATGTTGCCGCCGCCGTTTATAGTCAGATTCACGGCACCATCCACCACCAAGTTCAATCCTTCCGAACCAGAGATATGGATCTTCTTGTTGCCATGAACGATTTCGTAATCGTCACCCACGATCCGCTGAACACGGGTTCCGTCTGGATTGTCCTTCCAACCGTTTCCGATTTCAGTGAATGTTCCTGACTGGTGGAACTGATGGATGCGTTCTGATTTGGGAGTATCATCATACTCCTCAATATGTCCACTTTCGGTGTATCGCACATGATTTTTTGGATACTGTGCTGCATACGGAGTAGGTGGTTCTGCCCATGTGAACCCCCCTGCCATGCCAGGAGTGCTGAACACTTCCGCATCCACGGTGTCGGTTTTGTATGCCGCAATCGTGTTCTTCATCTGATCGGGATCGTTGTTTCGGGCTAGACGATTAGTGTCCTGTTCTCCGACCGCAGAAACACCAATAGGAAACTTCTTGGCTTGTATGTCCGCTGGCTTTGCAGGATACTTTGCGCTCGGATCGGCAAATCCCTTTGTCTTGTCCGCCTCTTTCAACGGAACTCCACCGAATGATCCTATGATTACTGGATCTTGCGCCTCATCTCCATCACGAAAGAATCCGAATACATGAGAACCCGCAAGCAAACCTGTGGGAGATGTTCCCACACCAGAAACAGCCGCACTAGTGATGGGTTGCATGGGATATGCCCAAGGCAAGGCAGCAGTAGGCAGTTCCGTCTTGTCTTCTAGGTGAAAACCATAAACACGAACGCGGCAGCGTCCAAGGAACAGCGGATCGGCGGTGTCTTCCACCACTCCGTGCCACCAAACAAAGCCTTCTCGTCCAAGAAATCCTTTCATCAGACCCCCATGCAATTTCGGGACAGTTCAAGTTTGCAACTATACGATGTGGCTATTGTGTGTTTCACGCTTGTCACCAAATACTCTCCGCTTAGGTTCTTGTCGTCCATGTCATCCAATACCGCAACATCAGACTGTGGTTTTGGAACCTTGATATGAACAACATCACCCACACGCCGTCTGCTGTCTCCAAACACCTCAATCACGATCTTCTGCGTCATGAAAGAGTTCATATGGTACTTTCGCTTCAGGAACAGAGACTCCACTTGAGAGTTGTCTACTATGTTGTTCGTTTTGGTATGAGCCGTGTATGGAGTGGAAGGCAAGTAAAAGTATGCAGCACCACGCTCAAATACGCGCTTGGATTCGGGATCTTCTTTTCTGAAGTGCTGTTCGGTTCCTAATTTTTTGATGCTATCAAACACTTGCGGTTCATAGAAGTCGGAAACACGATGTTC